GAGACAGGCAGACCTACTGGAGTGGATTTGCCCTCGGAGCCCTCACAGTAACCCTTGTAAGCCTCTCAGCATCAAAGGTAATGGATAGGTATGCAACTACCCCTGAAGGGCTTCCAGAGGGCTATATCCAGGCTTACAAAGTAGGAGTGAAGGACGCACTAAAGACCAATCCTCCAAGCTGGCAACTTGAGGAAACTTGTCTGGAAGTGTGGGCAAATAAGAAGTGAACTAATCTTAATCTGTAGTATCCTAGCAATTGTTGTAACCCTAACCAACTGAGGAGAAGTGAAGATGAGTGAAGATCTAAGAGTTCCACATTCGTGGACTAAGCCCAAGCTACGCGCCATTCTGGAGCAGATTCTGGAAGGTGCAAATGTGAACGAGGAAGAGTTTTCCCGCCTTACTAGCAAGGTGTTCAGCGTCTATCTTGATGGGCGTGTAGATGGGGTAGAAGAACTGAGCGCACGTATGACTGAGCGTTGGGCAGCAAAGGAGGCCAGCAATGTCTGATTTCAGCCCAGAAGTACGCAATGCAGCCCTTTGGTCTAATGATGCCCGTAGGTTCGTACAGGGCAAAGGTGGGGAAGTCTACGCCGAGAAGATCGGGGCAAAGCCACTGGATGATCTGAGTGACGTAGAGGCAGTCCAGATGGGTCTAGTGATGCAGGAACCCATTATGAAGGAGTATGCCCGTAGGAATGGCATAGAGTTCAAGGATGCTGACTACGCTATCTACCACCCCAAAGAGAAGTGGATGGCCTCCCACTTTGATTATATCTCTGCCGATGGTCGTACCTTGTACGAGGTGAAGAACCTAGGTTCCCACCAGCGCAAGAAGTACGGGGACAACGGTTCAGACCAGATTGATCTAGGGTACAGAGTCCAGTGCCTCCACGAAGCCACAGTCCACCAGATCGAGCAGGTAGTGTTGGTAGTGTGCTTTGGAGGCCAGGAAATCGTAGGTTATCCACAGGTGTTCTCTGCTGACCTGATGGATGTACATATCAGGGAAATGGCTGAGTTCTGGGGGCGTATCCAGGCCCGTACCTTTGACCCTGAAACTATGGGAGACGCAGCCAAGCTAGTCTATAAGCAGGATAACGGCAGCAACCTGATAGCCACTCAAAGCCTTGAGAAGGCTTGCGAGGTGCTGAAGGTCATCAAGGAGCAGATCAAGGCCTTGGAGAACCAGGAACATGACCTTATGAGCCAGATACAGGGCTACATGATGGAGTCTAGCCAGCTTGTCTCGGTAGACGGTTCCGTACTAGCCACATGGAAGACTGCCAAGTCATCTAAGAAGTTTTCCACAGAGTTATTCAAGTCTGCCATGCCTCAGATTTATGAGCAGTTCGTAGTAGAAACCCCCGGCAGTCGCCGTTTCCTAATCAAGTGAGGGCAATATGGACGATCGTAAAGTAGTGGATGGCAAAACCATCATGAACTGTATCCAACAGTATGGTAGACAGTGGCAAAAAGACTGGCGAGATGATCTTAAAGCCTTTGACATCTTAATCACAAAATCTGGTGATCTTAGGGTTGTCCGTCAAGCAGTCTACTTTTCTGACGGCAAGTTAAGTCACATAGTCTTGGCAATAAGACGTTGTTCATGGACTAAGCACGCAACAACTATGTATGACCGTTCAACATTAAAAACTCTTAAGTTTAGAAAAGCAGACGTTAAATTTGTCCCTAAAGAACACGACTTAGAGTTTCAGAAATTTATAGAGTCTGGCGCTTTCAGGGAAGTAAAGTGGAAAGGGCCACATAAATACGACTGCATTGACTCGTTTAATTTTGCATAAGGGGCTAGAGATGACAAACGTAATTCAAATGAAAGAACAGGCACTAGACCCTGCCGTTATCGAAAGCATTGTGGTCAAAGGTGATCTCTCGGGTCTGGATAAGACTCAGAAGGTGGCCTATTACAACTTCCGCTGCCAGCAGGCAGGGCTAGACCCCGCCGCCAAACCTTTTGATCTCCTAACTCTTAACGGGAAGCAAATCCTCTATGCCAACGCATCAGCCACTCAGCAACTCTGCGCCATCCACAAGCTGTCAACTCAGATTACTCATCGGGAGCGAGTGGATGACATATACATTGTCTCCGTCAGAGTTACAGGGTCGGACGGTAGAGTTTCTGAGAACCAAGGGGCAGTGGCAGTCGGTGGAGCTAGAGGAGACCAACTCGCCAACTGCTACCTCAAAGCCACCACTAAAGCCATTAGGAGAGCCGTTCTCGCTCACTGTGGACTCGGGATGCTTGACGAAACCGAGGTCGAAACCATCCCAGGTGCGAGGTCAGAACCCTTGGTCAGTAGTACGCCCTCAGAGCCTAAAACCATAGAGAACATAACCTCAGACACCCTAGAGGAAGGCATTGTCTTCATGGTTCCAGGCGTTAAGGAAGCCTATGCCAAGTATGCGAATAACGAGGAATGGGTAGATGCCTACCTAACTATGGTCGATAAGATCGTAGATTCCAAAAAATTTGTTCCGGGGGACAAGCTCTTGAAACTTGAGGGTTTGGAAAAGGAGAACAGTTTCATCATCCAGACCATCCGGCAAGAGTCCAAAGCACTCTATGAGGTTCTATCCAGCGGCATCGGCAAGGCCAAGCTAACGGTGAACGATGCAGCAAAAAAGAACCCGAGCCAGTCGGAGGAACCCCTCTAACCCAAGCCAACATGATCCTGAAATTCTTGGAGGCGGGGAACACCTTGTCTCCAATGGAGGCTCTCAACCTTATGGGCGTGTTCAGGCTGGCGGCACGGATTGAGGAACTGAGGAAGAAGGGTCACAACATATTGACTGAAGAAGTAACAGAAAACGGCAAGACATTTGCCAGATACCACCTAGTGAAAGGAAAGTGATATGCCAAAGGATTATGACCGTCGAGAAGGCACAGGAGTTCTCTTTGCCAATACCCGTAAGACAGGGCAGCAGCCTGACTGGAAAGGTGAAGTAAAGGTCTCTCGCCCCTACCAGGCAGGGGAGACTATGAAGATTAGTGGATGGGTCAAGGAGACTTCCTACGGGCCTCTGATTAGCCTGAAAGAAGATACCTTTGTACCTGACCGCAACTCTAACATTAACCCTGTTCCTAGCCGTCGAGTAGACGATGACGGGGAAGTGCCTTTTTGAATGAGTTGGCTCTTTTCGCAGGCGCTGGTGGAGGAATACTTGGGGGACACCTGCTCGGCTGGAGAACAGTCTGTGCAGTCGAGTGGGAACCCTACCCAGCAAGCGTACTGTGCGCCCGACAAAATGACGGCCTTTTCCCGCCTTTCCCGATTTGGGATGACATACAAACCTTTGACGGAAGACCGTGGAGAGGAATTGTTGATGTCGTATCTGGCGGCTTTCCTTGTCAAGACATCTCCGCAGCAGGAAAAGGCGCAGGAATTGACGGAGAGCGATCAGGGATGTGGCGAGAGATGGCGCGGGTGGTTGGCGAAGTTCGACCCAGATACGTCTTCGTGGAGAACTCCCCAATGCTCGTTACTAGAGGACTTGAACGAGTGCTTGCAGACCTTACCGCGCTCGGGTATGACACGCGATGGACTATTGTGGGAGCAGCAGATGTTGGCGCACCGCATCAGCGAGACAGAATTTGGATTGTGGCCCACTCCATGTGCTACAGACCACAAGGGGTCAGGCAAGACGGGGGAGTTAATGGATCGTCTGGACTATGCGGTGGAGAGGGGAGCCACCAAGAGCAAGGACTATACATGGCCCACACCCAGGACGAAAGGGATGTGCGGGGGGTCAGGGAGTTGGGAGTTGCTCAAGAAGAACACGACGATAGAAGAAGCCAGATTGATGGGGGCAGGCAATGGTGGGCAACTGAACCCAACGTGGGTAGAGTGGCTCATGGGGTGGCCGCTAGGGTGGACAGACTTAAAGCCATTGGAAACGGACAAGTTTCAGAAGTGGCTAGACGCGCATGGGAGTTATTAAGTGTCTAAACTAAGCCGCAACAAAGGCGCTAACTACGAGCGAGAGATCAGTAAGACCATCCATGAAGTCTTGGGGGTACGAGTCAAGAGGAACCTTACTCAGTACCAGCAGGGCGAGGAGGGTGATCTACTCATGGGGCCATTTGTTCTGGAGTGCAAACGCAGGAAATCCATAGCAATCTACGAGTGGATGGCACAGGCAGATGCAGCTTGTAAGCCAGACCAAGTACCAGTCGTAGTCTGCCGTGGAGATGGTAAGAAGTCTTTGATGGTGATGTGGCTGGACGATGGCCTACCACTTCTAGGGAATGAGTTGTCCCTCCCTCACCCAGGCGAGGAATCTCCGCAAGGGGATGGTTAGGAAGGCCTCGGGGCAGGGCCTTAGTCTGGGATGCCCCACTAACCAAAGGAGAGATAAATGGAATCTATTGATTTGGGTTATCGGATAGTCAAGGTCAATAACCTAGCAAGAGAACTACAGAAGATTAGCGGGGATATGTCAACAGAACCCTATGCAGAGATGGCAAACATAGCCTACGAGATGTCCTACCACCTACAGAACATCATCAACTTCTGCGAGGAA